TATCCCCAACGCTTCCCATGTACATAGAATGATCCATCTTTGTTAATGGGAATGATGGACGGAGTAACAGTATTGCCATCAACATACAGGATGCCAAAGCCTTGCTGCCACGAAAAAAGACCACCTTTGATATACAGTGCGTTCTTAGAATCCATAAGATTGCCAACCTCCAAGCCCCACACAGTATGTGCTTTGCCACCCATGTATGACTGTGTGAAGTGACTAAGACCCAGTCGGTGTGTATGCCCACATACAACAGAAACACCAGCCTTCTTGGCCAAGCCAAGGGCCGTAAGCCCACCAGTGTGGCTGACGTTGCCTTCGTCACCATGTAGGAGAATCCAACCCGGAGCTAAGTTGAATGGTTTGCGGTGGTACTTGATGCCAAGTTCGTCCAGTTTAAGGAATGTTTCTAGGTTTAGCTCAGGCAACCCAAGCAACCCCGGCGAGCGCAACATGACTGTGTTAAACAGACGGTCAGTATGGTTGCTGCGAATCATATGGTCAACCCGAAGGTCCTCAAGCACGCGAACAGTGGCATCCCTATCCTTGCCTATACTACGTTCATACTCCAATGGCGTACCTTTAGCCCAGCGACTGATGGTTTGCATGTCCATCTCGTCACCGACAGACACCACCATGTCGGGTTTAAAAGCCCTTATAAACTTGGCTAGATTATCTACTGCGCGCTTATCATGATATGGTACTTGTAAGTCTGATACGCATACTATCGTTTTCATTTATCCCACTTTTCCCGGAGAACCATAAGCCCGATGATTGCATAGTTTGCAATATCTTTGAATGAGTCTTCCAGTGGTTCATGCATTGGTTGATCTTGTGGTTTGTCGTATAAATTATTGATACGAGCCAACTTGTCGTGCATGCGTACACGTAATCCATTGATGGCACCGCCAGGTGAAGCAGAGATGTTGAGTGACCCGTAGTCTTTATGCTTACTGAGAAGAAGTTCTTCTAATTCTCTGTAGATAGATCGTACTGAACGCTCGAAGTCAGTAGCGGGAATCGTAACGTTACGAGAAGGTAGTTCGTGCCACGTTTTATACCATTCGTCTCTATCGCCAGGCCGTGATTTTTTAGGTAGGTTATAATCTGCCATATTTCCTCATCTTCCATCTTCTTTATGTTCATCTAATATGTCCTTCAGTACTCCATCAATACCCTTCATGGCTTTGAATATCGTCTTCTCTTGAAAGAATTCTTCTACATAATCCGGCTCGGTAGCAGATAGATAAAGGGTCATGTATGCAGATTCGGTCATATCTTTGATGAGTTCTACATCTTTACGTTTAGCAGCAACATATATTTCTCTGAGCATTGTACCAAGCTTAAGAGAATAATCGCCGGGTAAACGCAACTGTGGTTCAAACTTGCCTGGCATTTCTTCTGCCTGCCAGTAGTGATCGACCGCTTCGAATGCGTTAGCAAATACTTCTCCACATTCACCGCATATATTCATTTCATCCATTAAGTTTGGCTCTATCCCTGATGAACTCTGACCCATATTTTGTATAGACACTGTTTACATCCTCCCCATCTGGCAATTGTATAATCGTAACTGGTAGTTCTCTGGCAAGACCCCTGGCGAATTCGGTACCAGGTTGATCTCCATCGGCAAACACGTACACCCTTTCAAAGTCCGCAAGCATACGAGTATAATGTTTCTTCCAACTGTTGGCGCCAGGGACACCGATGCAAGGAATGCCAACACAACTAGATAAAGTAATTGTATCCAACTCACCTTCGCACACCCCAATATAATCTCCGGCTTTGTCTATGTCCAACACGTTGTACATGTGTGTCTCTGCTCCAGTCAAGCCCATATACTTAGGCTCAACTGCAGGATTGAGAGAGCGAAAACGTACATCGACAACACCAGACTTGGTGATGTAAGGAATAGCAAGCCTACCAACATACGCTTCGTGGCCCGGCTCAGGCTCCACGACTACGCCTAATCGCGCCAGCCGTGATGCTTCCTGAGTAATGCCTCTGTTTTTTAGGTAGTCGTATGCCTGCGAGATATGCTCCGCGTACTTTTCCGCTGCCATCCCCAGTAATGCCCTCTGAGAACTTAAGTGCTTCATGTATACCTAGTCCCTCTTGTCTTCCAATAATTTGTAAACTGTTTCCAGATACTCCGCATGCGAAACATATAAATATTTGCCGGTCGAGGTTTGCCGTACCTGACTGGTGTGTATCGTCATGGAACGGACACTTGAGATTGACCTGCCCAGATGATTTTTTAATACTTGCTCCATAATGCTCCAATACTAATTTGATAGATGGCAGGTCACTCAAACAAATCACCCAGCCTAAAAACTACGTAAGATTCTTCTACTGCTTTTCCTCTAGCTTTGATGATGACCGCTGCGAGGATTTCACCCGGTTGTATATCTCTTGCCTTCGCATAATTTCCAGCTTCCGTCTGAGCTTCTTTTGTCCAGCCAGAGAGGTCAATGCGACCCGATTGACCGGGGGCTTTGGCTTCGACGATTCCGGTTTGTCCGAGGAAATCTTCATGTACGACAACATCTCCTTCGTCGTTTCGTCCAGTCCTTGCCAAGCGTTCTGCAGAATATCCGCGAGAACGAAAATAATCTTTGACTTCGGTTTCAAATCTTGCTCCCCTTTGTTTATGTGATTTACGGCTCGTCATGGTATGCCACCAAACTCATTACATCTCGATAGGCATAAATCAATCCTTTGGTATACTCATGATTACGAATAAGTTTGTCACAACTGGGACACTTAACTAAACCAGTAGCATTTTCCTTTAGTACTTCTTGATGTAACTTTAACTTGCTATTCAAAGCGGCAATAAGTTCTTGGCTATTCATTCTTTACCAACTTCCAACCACGTTCGGTTAGTGCTTTAAGTATTTTGCTTGCCATATAGCTTGGCTCATTGGGTAGAGTTTCCCTCCACTGCTCCCAGAGTATAACATTCAATACTCCATATGGTTCAGATACTAGGTTACTCATGGTCTCTGTTGTGGTGATCTCACCTTGTGGTACTGGCATTAGACATTCTCCGGTATATCATCTAGGAACATATATTCAGGATTAAAAGCAACCCAGGTCATCAGAGACCCGGCAGCGTCTGCTCTACCATATCTGTTCTTGACTGGGGCAACACACATTGAGGTGCCAACGACACCGAGGGTGCAAATAAGTGCTGGAAGTTGAGCCACCTTACCTTGTATAGCACTGCGTGGTTGGCAGGGAGTTCCCGCAACAGCCTCGGAAGTATGGTGTAATACAATGACCGCTGCGTTGGTTGCACGAGCAAGGTATTTCAACTCCTTCACAATCGCTCGCATAGACGCAAACTCTTCGCCACCATCGGTGGCTACATCCATGAGGTTATCTACAATGATACACGTCGGAGGGCAACCCCATAGTTCTTCAAACGCACGAACCTCTTCATCAACGTCTTGTAACGTAGGGCTTGAGTCAAACGACCACACAATGTGGCTGGATTTGGCTAGTGTAGCCTTAGTCCAACCAACATCAGTGTTTATCAGATGCTCAACATCGCTCTGACTTTTGCCAGATATCATAGAAGCAAGACGCATAGCCATAGTATGTGCGTTGGTATCAGCACTTATGTAAAGCGTCGGGACTTTCATCTTCAACGCAAGTGCTAATGCCAACGTAGACTTACCGGCCCCGGGTGTAGCAGCGAACATAGAAACTTCAGCACGTCTAATGATGATTTGATTTGACTCAAAAGCCCTGAAGCAGGAAGGCAAAGGCTCACCACCAATGGACGCACGTCCTACTGATCTGACAAGCGTACGCATCCTAATCCCCTCTCATCATAAAAGAAAAGTCGCACCCAGTCTTGTGGTTGAATGCGACCCTTCATGTCCCCTACCCGGAACCCTTCACTATGCCCAGACAATCGGGGCCAAAGATTCTTTTGGAACTTTTTCCCCAGACCATTTAGGCCCAGAAGCTGGGTCTGACCAGCACTTATATCGTTTACCTGCCTGGCTAACACCAGACTTTAATACCATTGTCCCACGAATACACGTTGGTGCACCGGGTTTGTTGTAAACCCACACGTTACCGTATCGGTCGTGTACCGTTTCCTCTGGTAATCCACCTGACGCTGGCGACGCCTGGGTTGGAGCGGAGGATGTGGATGGCGTTGTGCCTGGAGTTGAAGGCGAGGTTGCTAAAGGGAGCAGAGTGTACGCACCTTGCACCAACTTAGCAACAGCAGCAATTTGATGTGAGTAATCCCCAACGCCTTCAATGAGAACACTCAGTTCGTCAGCAGTATTAGCGCGGACGTTAATCATATCGCCCGTTGGTCCCACCTTGTACGAGACTTGTAGTTTGTAATCTTCCACGTTATCCTATCTTTCCTGGGTAAAATTGGCAGTTTTCTGTGAAGCCACACATTGTGTTACAGCTGCTTGTGTTAGGCAAGAATAGGCGAGCCTGTCTTGCTTTGTCAAATATATTTATCATGTACGAAATTCGTGGCACATCAAAGGCATCAAGAGATATAAAATTTCCGGTACTACTTTGTCGTGCCATGTAGTAGGCTCCCTGGTTTACAGTAACACCATACTTTAACTCAAGTCCTATCTTGTAGAACCCAAGTTGCAATGGGTTGGTAGGCTGACGTGCGCCCGTCTTTAGGTCGACGACAACTAACGTGCCATCAACATCAAATACCCTATCGATAATCATCTTGACTTCAACATCAGCAATTTTAACATTGATTGCTAGTTCTATTGCAGGTTCCCCGTCCGGGGTTTTCCATATCTTCCACGCAGGATTTTTAACACGCCACTGCGTATAGTTCTTCAGCCACTCTGGGCCGTTGGTGTTCCACCACTTGGCATCTTCCTTGTCAGGGTTAGCCTTGGTAGCACGACCACCAACTCGTGCAAGCGAGATGTCGGTATCTCCTAGTGCTTCGACCCACGCATCATCCCAATACTTCTGCAGGTCAAAGCCCATCCCTATCCCACCTCTCTGCTGCTAAGTGGAAAGCACTACCACCAATAGACCAGACCGAAGGTCTCTCCTCAAGATCTAGTACTCTTGATAGGTAATACTGATATCCACAAGTTAGATACGTACTCATTGCTGAGTACGATACATATTCGGGTATCTTTAGGTCTTTTATTATTATCATATATATATAATATAATTATATTATTATAATGTCAATAATTATATTATTGACATTAATAATTATATAATATATTATCATAAGTAATTATAAGTTAGGAGAAGTAAATGAATACCGAGTTGTATTATACTATTACGTTGTCACTATTGACAACCTATGCTGTACTGTCGGTGGCAGAGTTCGTCAATTCCCTCTTCTGGACCCTCAAGGACAGGCGTATCGCTAAGCGCATCTCGGCTGAGCACGACCTAATCCTCCAGCGCCTTGAACTGGTCAAGGGTAAGGGGGCTAAAACAGCCCGTTAAAAGCCGTATACGCCCCGTAGAGACGACAAAAGACCCCGGCTTAGGTGGTATCCTAACCGGGGTTTTTGTTGCCTCAAAGTACCAGTTTTCCTACTTCGTTCCAGCACCTTCTTTTGCCTTCTTCGGACTAGCTCCCGCGAGGCCAGAGGCGATGATGGATGATAGGATTGCGCGATAGTCGAGGTCAAAGTTCGTGGCTTGCCAGGTTACAAGGAACCCGGTAACAGCCATCAGAACTTGCCTAAAGTTGAGATTCTTCTTCACGAAGATCCTTTCTTCTTAGGTTGTTTCTTCATACGAGCCTTGATTTTGTTAACTTTTTTAGGTTTACCTAACCAAGCAAACCAAGGACTGGTATCGTTTCCAGTTGTATCTTTTATGGATACGTGGAGATGCTTGTAGTGGCCGTTAGACCCCTCATATTTGCGCTCTCCTTTATCTGGAGACCAGATTTTCCCGCTGAAGATTAGATACTTTACTCGTCCATCCTCTTTGAATTTATCAAAGATCTCATGGCAATCAATACCATTGGCTGGGTCGTGAGTTAAGTCACAGGCAAAGCCCGAGTTGTGGTCAGAATTTGGATTCTTTGCAATGTGTGCTTTAGATGGGAGCAGCCCATCCGAATCCTTCTTCCGTTTCGGTTTCAGGGCTGTTGCTTGGCGCAGGATTGCAATGGCAGCCGGTTGGGCAACCCGTGCTAATGGAATCATTTTCTCTCCATAAGGATATCCATAATTTTTTCAACTTGACGTTCCAGTCTATCAATTGAATCTTTCATACTGGTACCCCCATTAGGCTTAAGTTCATTGAGGTAATGCTTTACTAGCCATTTGATCGCCATTGAGAATCCAGTAATAAGCGTGAGGATAGATACGGCTAAGGCAGCCCAGTCGGCGAGTGTCATATATTATACCGTTCTAAGCGTGATAGTAAGAATACCACCAAAGCCAGAAAACCCTCTATCTGGTGGTGTTCCTCTATTAAATGAAATTTGTTCTATTGCTACTTGTCTTGTTTCTCCAGTTGTAAAATCTTGAAAGGTAACAATGTCACCAGTTTCTTCTACATTTTCTAATGTCTGTATTCTATCAAAGGCTCTGCCTTCGTATCCTACCTGCACATTAAACCTGTCTGATTCAATATCAAAACAGTAAACCGGAAAACTCATTGCACGTTGTCTTGGTGTAGCAATAGTAGCCTTTGATTGATAGCCCTTAAATATAGGACCCCTGGTTGTGTCATCGGTATCTCTGGTAAATAAAAATTTAAATCCAACAAACTCTTGAGCATCTTCCGGCTGGTTAGTTGTCACCTCAACCGCTTCTACACCATCACCATAAGTAATGTGGTCATACGGTGTGTTATCTTCATCAACAGTCTGAAGTGATAATGTGCCGTAAGTAAAATCACCACGACCCAATAAACGCTTAAAGTTTTTAGGCTCTAAAGTTCCATATCTAATATTACCAGTTTTAAGATAGCCAGATGAAGATAGTACGGTAGTTGACTGTATGGCAATACCATTGCTACCAGATGTAGTAAATGCTATTTGGTCACTATTACCCACAAACGCTACAGTGGTTGCATAACCAGTTGCGCCATCTAAGAAAGCATCATTGGCCCAAGCAAATCGTAAAGTCCCAATCTCTGCACCCAGGTCAATGCGATACAATCCAGCATCGCCATTTACATTACCGGTTACCCATACAAATCTATCTCTAAACGCAAAATCCAATCCTATATTTGAGCCCTCAATGATTAGTGGCCCGTATCTTAAACCACCATCATCTTCAACCTCGGCCACTCTTACACCTTTATTGGTGCCAATTATTAAATAACCCAGGTAAGGCTCTATATTGTGAACATACTCACCAGCGGGAAATTGGGCTGCAGTAATACCAGAAGCTAAAGTTGGCATTGTACCAGAGGCGTCTAATACAAATTTATAGATTGCGGATTGGCCACCAGAGTAACCGGCGGCATAAATTGCTTTAGGACTTTCTGAGATAGATGTCCACTCCCAACCAGAGTCAGGGTGTGTGTATAGGGCTGCTGGTAGGCTGTGAGTACTACCTTTAGCATCGGTTAATTCATATACAGACGTACCAATACCAGCTACAAGTCTTTGCTTTACCCAACCTAATACTACTTTATCACTACCGGTGTTATAGTAGCGTGAGTAACCAGCAGCAGGCGTGGATATAGGGCCTGTGTAGATATGATCATTGTCTGCAATAAACAAATTCGTGCCGTCGGTTACAATATCTAAGATTGCAGTATCTAGAGGTTGTGCAATACTGGTTACACTTGTATAGGTATCTGAAGTACCCGAAGCGGTATAATTCTTTATGGTCGTACCAGTAGGTACTTGCCAACCAAGTATCTTATCGGTACCGCCATCTTTAATAGATATTAATTTAAAGGTACCGGTGGTAACACCAGTTAAGTTGGCGGTTTGTTTTAATAATGTAACCTGTCCCTTAGTCCAAACATCTACATTTTCACTATCTGCAAATCTATGCGCTACTACCTCACCAGCAGATGGGTCATAAAACTTAATACCAGTACCATTATGAAAAGATGATTGGCTCCTTAGCCACCAGCCAGTAAGTGATTGCTCACCTGGCTCCA